TTCTTTAAAGGGTTTACTTGATGTCTGATAAACACCGTAAGGCTGCAGGTGCAGCCAAGATTGCGAAAGATAAGATGGCTTGCAATAAGCCACAGAAGACCCCTGGGCATCCAACCAAGAGTCATGTGGTCAAGGCCTGTGAAGGAGGAGAAGAGAAGATCATCCGCTTCGGGCAGCAAGGTGTGGAAGGCGCTGGCAAGAACCCAAAGACAGAAAAAGATAAGGCCCGTAAGCGTTCGTACTACGCCCGTCATAACGCTCAGGATTCCAACCCTGACAAGATGTCAGCACGGTACTGGAGCCATAAGGTGAAGTGGTGATGCAACTAGCAGGTAAACACATGCAGACAATAGACGGTCTTCCTTTAGACCAATCTTTATTGCCTGCATTTTTCATGGAGCCAGGCTATACCCCTGAACATTTTCCTGACCAACAAAAAATGCAGCAATTGGCTTTAAAAACAAACGATCCTCGATTGCAGCGTGCTCTTTTAGATTTTCAATATCCATTTAAAACTGAAGATTTAATGCAATCGAGCTACTCTGACGATATCAAAAAAGTTGTTTTACAGGCAGTATCCCGCTAAGCTGCATGAGCTGATTCCTTACCAGCATGGCAAAACCCAAATCAACCACAGTCCGACTTGAGTCCAAGCCCAAAAAAACACGTCAAGGTAACGGGCGTAATTCTTTACCTAGTCATGGCCGTAAACTCAGTCGCGGTCAAGGTAAGTAATTTGTGTATGATTGGAGGTAATAATAGTTACCTCCATGTCGGATCTTTCGCGTGCGATTAATCTAATTCGTAAACACGAAGGGTTTAACGAAAAGGCGTACCCAGATCCGGCTACAGAAGAAGAGCCCTATACCATTGGGTTTGGAACTCAGTTCTATCCCGATGGTTCTCCTGTCAAACGTGGTCAGTGCTGCAGTAAAGAAAAAGCACTGGAGTATTTATTCCACGAAACTTCTGTCATCGACACCCAGCTGATCAAGCTGAACCTGGGACTTGATGACAGCATGCGTCAAGCCCTTATTTCCTTCATCCACTCCATCGGGTGGGAGCCCTTCCTTTACAGCAATGTGATTGATTGCATTGAACGGGAAGACTTCTGTGAAACCACCAAGGAAATGGGGCAGTGGATCTTTGATCAAAATCATTCCGTCGTCGGCACTCTAGTTGATCGCCGCCGGGAAGAGATCAGCTTGTTTCTTGCTGAAATTGAGGCCAATCCCTGGTCCTCCACAGAGATCTTGCTTGCTGCCTTTCGTAACTACACCGCTGCTCCTCACCAGGTAAGGGCAATCAGATCTCTGGAAGAACACATCAATCCTTACGTCCTGTCTAAATTTGCCAACGATTTCGACATCGACGAAGACCCGTGGTGCACCTTTGCGTCAGAAGAGCTCGATTTTCTGTTTAACAGCTAGCATTAGAATAATTGCTAGGAATTAATGCAGAGTGGCATGGAGCGTTCGGTAGAACCACGGGAGTTTGAACTACCCTTGGAGCTACAGTTTGCAATGCGCAAAGCTGAGCTTCAGGCCCAAGAGATGACATGGGAAGAACTGTATTCCGCCCTGTTAAATCTCTACCACCAACGTCTGATGGAATGGCATGCCATCAAAGACATCATGGCTGGTGAAAACATTGATATTGATGTGGACTGGCCCACGGATCTAGAGCTAGCAGAACTCGCCGCCGCTTGTGTGTACAGCGACGACGAGGACGAGGAAGACGACGATCTTCAGCCGTTCTGAACTTCGTCAAACTGCACTAAACGGTCCAGGTACCACTGGGCCTTTTTTAATGAGGTGATACCGCCCTTGTTGCGTTCACGCCAAATGTATTTGGCAATGTTGCCCTTGAGATAACCGCGATACTCCTCTGGAGTCAGCTCTGCCTCAATTGCTTCAATGCACTCGATGGTGCCGTCAGTGTAATGAGACGGATGATTAACTTCATCCCCTTTGATTACAGGAGGACCGTCAAACGTGAAGATTGAATCAGGAATTGGGGTAGTAGCCCAGGGCACAGGACAGACGCCACCTGGGCAATCACTAACCTCACTCACCGGGTCAAACCAAGTCTTTTCGCTGACAGCATCTTCTCTTTCTCGTCCGGCTCTTCCAGTTCCAAAACTAAGGAGCGAGGCTTCGGTGATGCTCCCATTGCTAAACCCTCCTCCATTGAGGGAATCAAGCCCGTCAGTCCGGGACGCTTCATCCCCTCGATGTTTAATGGATTCCTCTCCAGCCCTTGTTCGCATGCAACTAAACCCCTGTTGTACATGTCATATAAGGGTACATCATTTTCTTCGTTTGCGAGAGGTTGACCGAAGTCTTCTTCGTCAAGACACCGACACATAACCTCATCTTGAACAAACGCATCAAGGAAAGAAGCTGCGTGGTTCATTGTATTTAATCGTTGATTCAGTCCTTTTACAATGATACTATGGCAAGATTCTATAATCCACGGGAAGGTCAGGAGCGTCGTCCGGTTGAATTCGGATACGACCCACGACCTGATGCTGGTACTTCTGGGGCTGAGGTTTCCGACCTTAATCCAGAACAGGCGTATGACACTGACTTGCGTCGTTTACCAGAAGAAGAACGCTTCCAAGCTGAGTCACTGAATGACCAGCAGGGACGTGTTGCTAAATTCATGCGAGCAGCAAAGTCCGCTGGTGCCTACAAGCTTCGTTCTGGTATCGACGAACCAATGATTCGTGGTAGGACGCCCAGGGTGCCTGCTTCGATTCAAGGGGTGTCACTTCCTACGACAGGTGACTCGGGTGGACGCAGCGGATCGATTGGATACGCTAATAAGCCCAAGCCAAGGTCTGGTCGGGCTTACAACTATCTAGATGCGTTCTCCTGATCAAACTTGAGAAAAGACGACGCGATCTGGTTGATCTTGATACTTCCCTTTGCGGTCTTGATAAGTTACGTGACAGGGATTCCCACGGTAGAAAAGCAACTGTGTAATGCCTTCATTAGCGTAAATCCTGTTGAAGAGACCCGTGCAGTTACTGATCTCCAGTGTTAGGTAACCTTCCCAACCACTTTCTGCCGGTGTGATATTTACCAGGATTCCAGAGCGTGCATAAGTGGACTTACCGACAGCTACCACAGTCACGTCACGAGGAAGCTTGAGACGCTCCTGGGCCACACCAAGACAATAACCGTAGGGAGGCAATAGGAAGTATTGACCTCGTTCGTCTTCCAGAAGTTCGGAAGGTTTCAGAATTTCAGAATCAAAATTCTTTGGATCACAATCACCCTCTGAAATACGGCCAAAAATCAGGCATTGCTCAGGGGAAAGACGAATGTCGTACCCATAAGAGCTGAGGCCATAACTGAGAAGCTTGCGTCCGTCTTCTTTGCTGACCAAATGGTCAACAAAAGGAGCGATCATTTCTTCTTCTTCCGCAAGTTTCTTGATTTCCCAATCGGCCAGAACGCTCATGGTCACTGTCATTCGAGTTTTAGTATACAGAAATTATGAGAGAATATGTCCGCGTTCTGAATAAATGTCAATGAAACGTTCGACTGCCACATCTGACGAATCCGTGGGCGGAAGATAGACAATCATAGAAGTGCACGTCCTGTGTTGCTTAAGTCCTTGACTGTTATGACGTAGCAACCTAGGAGCTGTACGAAGAATGCACAAAGGAAAACTAAAGATCTTCGGCTCGTACCGGATCATGTCCGGACAGTTGGTAAAATAAACGGCTTGCTTAATTTCTTTTGCCAGCCAAGACCGATATAGCTTGCGGAACCAAACGGCGTGAGAAGACGTAAGGGATGGAGAGGATGCACGTGTCATCTTCCATCGTTCGTTCTTAATGTCCCAAAAGTATGCACCCGCTGGTGGAAACAAATAAACATTCCCGTACCACTGCTGTGCATTTAGTCCATCATCTGATGGCGTGAAGTAGGCAGGAGCTTGGACGTATTCATTAGCAACCTTGCTGCTAGCAACATCTAATTCAATGCCACCCATTACTTCATTTGCAGCAACGATCAGATCTGAGTTGGTGATTAACTCAGCGTCTTCCGACCGTGACTTAACACCACGGACCCCAGCTTCTTTCATTTTTCTGACGCTTTGTTATAGTCAATTTCGCAATAGCGAATGCCATCTTTATCATTGATGACATAACCAGCTTTTTCTGTCGGATCAATCTTCTGTGCAGCTCCAAGGATGCGACGGAATGTTTCAGCCATATCACCATCGTTACTACGCTCACAATCTTCCTGGGCCGAATGAATCTCCTTGAGTGTCCAGAAGAACATGGAACGTTCCTTGTTTTCTGGTTGAAAGACCATCACACCAGGCCCTTCCAGTTCCCACATCTTGCAATACTGTTCCCCCATATCACCAAGGATTAACTTGATGGTGGCATCCAGCATCCTGGCCTTAGTTTGATCCAGCTCCGGTCCGATGACAGAAGCAATTAACTTTTCACGCCTGCTTACCATTTTCAATTAGTCCTTGACGATTTAAGGATTCTAGAAGCTTTTCGGTCGGTTGATACAAGACAACGAGCTTACCAAGGACACCACGTTTTTTAACCAGCTTGCCATTGTCGTCACGAACCTTGTCAAATTCACCGGAGCGAATCAAGTATTCAGCAACGCAACGGAGTCTCCTCTTAAGGGGAAGCTCGGCCTGTGGGAACTTGCCGCAGATGGTATCGGGCTCCAAATCCTGGAACGCCAGACGCAATCGATTGGCAAGGGTCATACCAGAATTAGCGTCCTCTTCTTCATAGTTTTTTAAGTTTTCCAGGTACCTTTGTAGGCACCCATCATCGAAAGAGCCCTCTGGTGGCAAGAACATTTCCACTTGCCGGATGAGTGATTCGGGAAGGAGTTGCTCGTGGTTCTCAATGGTTACGGAGGAGATCTCAACTCCACGGAATCGATGGGCCATTATTCAAGAAAACCCCGATCAGTCTTGTACATATTGTTTTCATGATCTCCTTTTCCCCTCAGGTCTCTTGATTCCAGGTCCCTGTTCTTGGAGAAGGATTGCACCAGCTGGTTCCAAGGCACGCGAAGGACAGCTTTACGGTTGGGATCAGGAGAGACGTTGACGAAATGAATGCCTTCTTTCCATCCTTTATTTGGATCACGCCGACCGATGGCAATCCAATTACGGATGGTTTGATCCGAGACTCCCAGTCGTTTGCCGCATTCTTCTGTCGAAATGTACTCATCGGCATAAGCCTCTGGATTCAATACATCAATCTCACCGTTTGAATACCGGCTGTGCCACATGGAACTAAGGACGTTCTTGATTCCTTTTAGTTCAAACGCAATATCTTCTAAGCTTTTGCGGAGACCGTATTTCATAACAGCAAACGTTTTGGTTAGATGCTAGTGTATGGGCAAATCTTTTGCACCACGATGGAAGAACAAATTCCTTCCAGTACTCCCACTCAGCCTATTGAGCAACCTCAGATGCCGCCTGCGCTCCAGGGAATTACTCCTGAAATGCTTGAGGCCATGAAGGCGCGTGCACGGGAAGAAGCAATCCGAATGACGATCTTGCAGCAGCAACAGCAAGTGGCTCATCAAGAGGAAGCTCCTGTGGCACCACGTCCGTCGATTCCGGTTTTTCAGCCACCTCAACCGCAAGTCATTTATTTGCGCCGCAACCTGACGGTTGCTGAACTCATTATTGTTTTTGCGATTGCTTGTGGCCTAGTCACAGGCACTCAGGCAGCCTGGAACTTTGCATCTAACCACTTGCCGCGCATTGAAATCAAGGCTCGTTAAGTGGTTAGACACACTGCGACTATAATTCATTTTATGGGGTTTTTGTGATTTAATAGGTGGCCAACAGGCGTATATCCGAGCTACAAGAACTTGCCGGCATTCAACTGTCAGATGAAGATCTTCTGACAGTTGTTGATGTTGGCGAAGTTGACCCTGCGATTAAAAATAAAAAGCTAACAATATCTGGCACTAAAGAATACTTCAATATTTACTTTGTTCCTCGCACTGGTGGAACAGTTAGCGGCTCTTTACTTCTCACAGATAACCTCACTGTTCAGGACCAGGTCACTGCTTCCGGTCTCAACGTAACTTTTGTTACCAACTTAGGTTCTCTAAACGTTTCAGGTGCAGTTGCGGTCACCGGTACGCTTAGCGGTACGACCATTACGGGTACCAATGTCAACGCAACAAACGTTACAACTCAATCTCTAACAACAACCAGTTTTTCTGTAACGACACTTACCGGTATTTCCGGTACGTTTACCACGATTGTTTCTGGTGCAACCGTTACTGGTAATACGGGTAACTTTGGAAACCTGGCTGGTGTTTCTGGTGTCTTCAGTAACTACCTTAAAGGTGGTACTGTTACTGGCGACTTTGGTGCTTTTGGCACAATTACTGGTGCTACTGGCATTTTCACCAATAGCGTATCCGGCGTTACGTTCACTGGTACAACCGCTAATTTCACGACGGGTAACTTCCACGTTCTTAATGCTGGTAGTCACACCATCACTGGTAATTTAACCGTTACGGGTGATTTGATTGTCCGTGGTTCTGGATTCTTTAGTTCTGGAATTCAAGTCACGGGTACCGTCAGCGGAACAACGATTACTGGAACCAGTGCACAATTCACCAGTGTTACTGGCGTCAACATTATTGGCACGACGCAAGTTTCCGGTGCAACCGTTACCGGTGATACGGGTCGTTTTGCGACGGTTACAGGTAATACCGGTTCATTTACCAGTGTTACTGGTCAAACCATCACAGGAAGCGTCGGCAACTTCACTACAATCAACGCAGTTACCGCTCAGTTCACGACCGGCATTGTTCGCGAAAACATCACTGTTACCGGCGATGTTATTGCAAGCAGAGATCTGTTTGTTCTTGGGTCTGGTTACTTTAGTTCTGGAATTCAAGTCACTGGTCGCGTCAGCGGTAACACTATTACTGGTGGTAGTGCAGGCTTTACCACCATCACTGGTGCAACCGTCACCGGTACGATGGCAAACTTTGTCAGCGGCGTATTCACGACCCAGGTTTCTGGTCTGAACGTCACTGGCATCTACGCACGTTTCACCAGTATTGAAGGCAGTACCATCACGGGCGGCACTGTCATTGGTACGACAAGTGTCTCCGGTACCTTAATTCAAGGAAACAACGGATCTTTTGGCACCGTTACCGGCAATACCGCAGGCTTTACAACAGTCACTGGGACAACAGTCACTGGAACCACTGCGAACTTTGTCAGTGGTGTCTTTACTACTCAGGTATCTGGCGCCACGGTCACCGGTGGTGTTGCACGGTTTGTGAGTGGTGTGTTTGGAACACTTGTTGCTTCCTCCCATACCGTCACTGGTGATCTTGTTGTCTCCGGTAACCTGCGTGTCGAGGGCTCTGGCTTCTTTAGTTCTGGTGTTCAGGTCACTGGTACCCTTAGCGGTACCACTATTACTGGAACAACGTTCCGAGCAACCAGTATCACTGGCGTATCTGGTGTCTTTACAACGCAAATTTCTGGTGCAACCGTTACCGGTAATCTGGCGCAGTTCACGACTTTAACAGGCGGTACAGCAGGTTTCACCACAGTTACAGGCGATACTGTTACCGGTAACATAGTCCAAGGAACAAGCGGTGTTTTTGTCAACGTATCAGGCAATACGTTTACTGCTGGCGGCGCCATTTTTGTTACTGGTTCTGGCGATGTTCGTCCCAGGGGATTATTCTCTTTTCCTACGGGTGTCGGCACCTCTGGTTTTGTTTTACAAAGCAATGCAGATGGTACTACAAACTGGGTTGTACAAAGCGGCGGCAGTGGATATAACGGCGGTAACTTTACCGTATACAGCGGTAACTTAATTGTTTCTGGCTCTGGTTATTTCAGCTCTGGAATCCAGGTCACCGGCACCGTATCTGGCGATTCCTTGCGTACTGCAACCGGTGTGTTTAATTCTGGTACCGTTGCAAGTCCTGCAATTACATTTGTTAACGACGTAGATACTGGCATTTACAGCAACGCTGCCAATAACGTCAGTGTTGCGATTGGTGGTTCCAGTGGTATTACTATTTCGTCCGGTGCATACGGCATGGTTCTTACGATCTGGGCAACGTAAAGTAAAATACAGATAAGAAGCAGTAGTCATTAAAAGCCCATGGCGCAATTTGGCGAAGTAAGAGTAGATTTCATTACCTATACGACTGGTGTTGCTCCGAATGAAGGTTCGGTTACAACATCAGTTTCCGGTATCTTCTCTTCTGGTGGTGGTGCTACAGGCTCTGGTGGTGACCGAGTTTTTGTTTTAAACCAACAAATAGTGACGACAAGCTATACCTTCCCAAGCGGCAATAACGCTACGAGCTGCGGACCGATCACAATTAATGATGGTGTTGAAGTCATTATTGGCGACAATCAAAACTGGGCAGTTGTTTGAGGTACTGACAAATGGCAATTAATCTTAACGGCACTGGCTCTATTAGCGGCCTTTCCTCTATTAGCTCACCAGCCATTAGTGGTGTTCCTACTGGCAGCGCATCAGCACCTGCCTTTAGTTTTACCGGCGACACAAACACCGGCATCTATTCCCCCGGCGCAGACCAAGTAGCGGTAGCAACTTCAGGGGCTGGCCGCCTCTTCATTGATAGCAGTGGAAATGTCGGAGTTGGCGGATCCGCCTCAACCAATATTCTTGAGTGCAGAAGCTCTACTAATAGCACAATAGGAATCACACGCACTGGTTCTCATAATGTCACCTTAAATGCAGTTGCAGGAGGTGCATTTACTATTGGGGTTGATGCTAGCGGCGGGACGACAGAACGCCTGCGTATCACCTCCGCTGGCCTCGTAGGCGTGGGGAATTCTTCGCCTAGCAATGATCTTGATGTACTTAAAACTGCGGCTGGCTCTACAACTACGGCTCGCATCGGAGCCACTGCAACGACTGGTGCAAATAATGCAACACTAATTCTTAACAACGGTGGCAGCGGCAATGCCACTCTTCGTTTTGATTACGAGAGTTCTACAAATCGTGCAAGCATTGGAGTGCTTTCGTCTGATCAAAAACTAACTTTTGGTACTGCCGGTTCTACGGCAATGACCATTGATGCGTCACAGCGAGTAGGGATTGGCACTGCCGTTCCTGGAGAACTTCTTTCTGTCAATAGCAGTCCGTCTAATGCAGCTATCTCAATCCGCACTGGCGGCGCAAGTTTTAACTCTGTTGTCAAATTCAATGCTGACGACACCAACTACGCAGGTATCGGGCTTGAAAACACCGCACTTGTTATGCGATGCAGCAATAGCTCTACGCCCACCGAACGAGCCCGCATCGACTCCAGCGGACGCCTGTTAGTTGGCACGACTTCTAGTTTTGGGAGTTATTTAACGCAAATTGCTTATACAGGTGCAAGTACAAATGGCCTTTATGTAAGAAGCACGTCTAGCTCTGGTGATGGTAGTATGTTGTTGCAGCTTGAAAGAGCTTCAACCCCAAATAATACGGTTCCTGCAATCTATTACGCTGACCAAACCGCAGCTCGATTTGAACTTCGCAATAATGGTGGCTTAGCCAACTACCAAGCCAATAATGTCAACCTTTCCGACCGCAACTCCAAAAAAGACATTGCCCCCGTTGTTGGCACTTGGGACTGCATAAAAGAATGGGAGATCGTCAACTACCGCTACAAGGATCAACCTGATGATGCTGCCCTGAACCTTGGCGTCATTGCCCAGCAGGTAGCGGAAATCTGCCCTGAGGTGATCACTGTCTTTCAAGAAGCTAAAGAAGCTACTGAAGACAAACCCGCCCAAGAAGAGCGCCTTGGCGTCAAAGAACAGCAGATGTACTGGATGGCCATCAAAGCCCTTCAGGAGGCTCAAGTCCGCATCGAAACCCTTGAAGCTGAAGTAGCAGCTCTCAAAGCCCAGTAGTCCCCTTCACTTCTATGCCTGACCTTTCTGACGACGCCTACGAAGTAGCAAACCAAGTGTTTGAGAAACACGCAGGCGAAGGAACCCACGGCCTTGAAATGAACCGCAATGAGTTCCTTGACGCCATTGAGGAACTTTTTCAGCGGCTTAGTCTCTGGGCTTAGCCCTCTTAGTCTTTGACACCAGTGACCCTGGTGCAACTGTGATAATGTGGTAGGGCAGCGAGTGTTACCTCCTGCCCCTGGCCACAGTTCCCTAAAAACCATGACCCAACAAGATTACGACAACGATCTCGTCTTCCGTTCAAACGGTGAGGAGTACGCCCGTGTTGACGGGAACAAAGAATGGAAGACTCAGATTCCTGCCACCAAACTTGAGATCAGCGCAACAGACAACGAAGAAAATGTGACCAAACTTGTCGAGCACGTTGCCGACATGGTTGATGGCGTCAGCGTTACCGTCAAGCCCGGTGGCTCAATCAAAATGAATGGCAACGCCAAGATCACATTTAGCTGACGCTTATAAGTCACTTGCTCTAACAGCCATGACCCAAAAAGATTACAAGCTGGAGCTGCTTGCAGCAATTGAAAACAATCGAGACAAGGATGCGCTCACCGTGACACGTGAGTTTATGGCCAAGAAAACTTTGGACGATCTTTATACCCACAACGACGAGGGTATGAAACGTCTTGCTGACAGCTAGTAGTCTCTTCACTTCTTTGTCCAGCGTACCTGTGCCTATTGCAGATACTCTGGACAGAGCTGAGCAATTTATAATAAAGACATAAAAGTAGTTGTAACAAGATGGCGGGCATTCTTCGGCTCAGCAACACTGGTACTGGTAACGGTCAAAGTACAATCACCACTGCAGCCTCTGGTGATACTACGTACACCCTTCCCAGTGGCGGCGGCACCTTTGTTACTACTTCTAGTACACAAGCATTAACCGTACCTTTTGCCTCTGGCACTGTTAGTGCCCCCTCCATTACGTTCCTTGGTGATAGTAATACTGGTCTTTATTCCCCAGCAGCAGACACTATTGCATTTACAGAAGGTGGAGTTGAATCTTTAAGGATTGATTCTTCAGGCCGATTAGGGATTGGCACTGCGAGCCCTGGAGTCACTCTCCATCTGAACGCAACTAACCCTGGCATACGTTTAGAGGATTCCGACGCAAGTGGAACACCTTTTGCTGAAATTTTTGGAAGCAGCGGCAACCTAATTCTCCAAGCTGATGCTGGCGCTGAAATTGCAAGCTCTAACATTCAGTTTCTGGTTGATGGAAATGAGGCAGCAAGGATTGATAGTTCGGGACGCCTGTTAGTTGGCACGTCTTCTGCGCGTGCGAACTTATTTAACTCAAATGTAACTGCGTCACTGCAATGCGAAGCTACAGCAAGCACCGTAGGCGCTGGGAACATATTAACCGTATTTAACGGAGATGTTTCTGGTTCCAATGCCATTATTATTGGTAAAACTCGGGCAGCTAGTGTTGGCGGCGCAACAGTTGTTCAATCTGGCGATGATCTTGGATTTTTATCCTTTCAAGGCGCTGATGGCACTGAGCTAGTAGAAGCGGCTCGAATTACCGCCACCGTAGACGGCACCCCTGGCGCTAATGATATGCCAGGAAGGCTAGTGTTCTCGACTACTGCCGACGGGGCAAGTTCTCCGACGGAGCGGATGAGGATTGATAGCGCGGGTCGCCTCCAACTTGGAACAACGAATAACCTAGGCAGACTAAACAGCAAGTCAAACTCAAGCACTGAGTTCGCAATCGAATCAATTCAGGATTCCGCAACAGGTAGCAGTATTCTTGCTGCTTGCAACAGCAACGACACTACAGGGAGATACTTTGTTGGCTATTCGACTTCAGCAAGCAGCAACCGCATTATTATCTATACAAATGGCAACATTCAAAACACCAACAACAGTTACGGCTCCCTCTCAGACATCAAACTGAAGGAGAACATCGTCGATGCTAACTCCCAGTGGGACGACCTAAAAGCACTTCAGGTTCGCAATTACAACTTGAAGGAAGGGCAAACCCACAAGCAGATTGGCTTGATCGCCCAAGAGGTTGAACCCATCAGCCCTGGCCTAGTCTACGAATCCCCGGACCGCGACGCCGAAGGCAACGACCTTGGCACCGTTACCAAATCGGTGAATTACTCCGTGCTTTACATGAAGGCGGTCAAAGCGCTGCAGGAAGCAATGGAGCGCATCGAAACCCTTGAGGCTGATGTAGCAGCACTCAAAGCCCAGTAGTCCCCTTCACTAATAACCTCCTGTAAAATAAGTAAAAACATTTGTTATGGCTAACACTGTTTGGGATATTGCTCAGCTTGAGCGTCACCTTCCTGATGGCAACACCTGTCCTGATGGTGCCGTCTACACCATCCACTGGACTGCATCCCTGGAAGAAAACGGGGAATCAGCCAGTGCGTACGGCTCCGTTGGTCTTGGTGCTCCAGACCCTGATACCTTCATTCCTTTTAATCAATTAACCAAGGAAGAAGTGACAAATTGGCTCTTTGAAGCCCTGGGACCTGATCAAATTGTTTCCGTACAAGAAGGGCTGTATCAACAGATTCAGCAAAAGATCAACCCAACATCAGAAGCTGGCGTGCCTTGGTGATTTTTGTTATACTCTTTGAAGTTATTTGTTCCTTATGGCTTGCAAAAAGTCTGAGTTAGTCAGTGCCATCAACTCCTTTGGTGCTGCTCGTGCAACTGGTGATCTCAACCTGATCAACTTTGCGGCAAACGTCATTGGCCAGTTGATTGATACTCTGGAATTTGCAGAGGAAGAAGTCGAGACCAAAGACGAAGAAGTGAAAGAAGCCACACCTGTTTGATTAATTGACCTGACCTAGAGTTAATAAAAGACTCTGGGTCGATATGTCAATTAAACTTACAGACGCCGCCAAGTTTTTTAAAGGAGAACCTTGGCAAATTGAAGCATTAAACTGGCTCCAGACTCAGTTAACACCTGAAGTCCTGGAGTCTTTTGCTGTTAAATACAGGGCTACACCTAAACCTGCAGAAGAATTTACCAACACTTGGGACGGTGTATTAACAGCTGCTAAAAAAGCTGGTGCAAAGTTTCCAGAATGCGTTGCTGCACAGTGGTACTTGGAAAGTGCTCAAGGTAAGCACGTTGCATGCACCCATAATTACTTTGGTATCAAATCAAAAGACGGAGAAGGTTGCTACGTCTCGACCCAGGAAGTCTATGGCGGTCAGACAGTAACGATCAAAGATTGGTTTAAAGCTTTTGATACGTTGTATGACTGCGTTGATTATCTGGTCACACGCTGGTACAAGGACTACAAAGGATATAAAGGTGTAAATCGTGCCACCAGTCGCAATGAATGTGCACGTCTACTGAAAGAAGAAGGTTACGCAACTGATACTGCATACAGTACAAAATTAATCCAGATCATGGATCGCATGACTGGAACTCCTGGTACAGAAGATAAACCCAAATTTAATCCTTGGAGTCCATTCACTTGTAAAGTGACGCCTAATATCACGTATGGAGAATTGACTCTTAACCAAGAAGCACGTCGTTTTACCAAGCAATATCAATGTGATGTGGCATTAGAGCTGTGTCAGTTCCTTGAAAAAGTGCGTAGTGCTTTTGGTAATAAGCCATTGATCATTACCAGTGCTTCTCGTCCAGAGCCCATCAATACACAAGTGGGTGGAACCAAGAATAGCGAGCACACCTACAACGCACCATCCAAAGGAGCTGTTGACTTCTACATCGAAGGAGCCGACATCTATAAGGTGCAAGCTTGGTGTGACAAAAACTGGCCGTACTCAGTAGGATACGGGGCACCAAAAGGATTTGTGCACCTTGGTACCAGGGAAGGAAAGCCTCGCGTACGCTGGGACTATTAAGATGAAGTGCAAGAAAGATCCGCGTATACGAGTCAATATGTGCTGGGAACTTAGTGACGAAAAAAAGTGCGTCACTCTTGAGAAGAACAACGCACTTGCAACGCGTGATTGGGTAGAGAAGCAGGGTGGAACAGTATTCTGGTTCCAGGCCCTACCTGATTGATCAGCGCTGTTTGGAGCGACCGATATTCAGGGCAAGAAACTCAAGGACCTTATAAGCCTTGCGCAGGATGTCGTCGTCCTTTGGGGTAGGAGTCAGAGCG